CGTATGATCGTCAAGCCAGGCGACAAGATCAGGCTTTATCCCGAGGAGAGAACCGGTCAGAAAGCCATCGGCTGGAAGGTGGAGTATCGCCGCGAATACAATGAGTATGACATCATACCTGTTACTAGAAATTGGAATACCAATGAGGCGAAGTCCCAGTTCAAACTGGTGACCAACGGCTCCGCCCTTGAGTGGGGCTGCACGATCCCAGAGTTCAGCGCCATGGGTGCCCCCGGCGGCGGCAGTTTCTTCTTTGAGCCTGTCTATGCAGGCTGTGACCACAGCGGCGGCACCACGGTGCTCAATGCGAAGGAGCAGATCTGCGACCGTAAGGGCTACACCGGCGACACCGCCTGCGCAGACTGCGGCCATGTCATCAGTGCCGGTTCGGATATCTACCCACCTGCAAACGCCGGTCATACCGGTCCACTGCAGCCGCTGTACTACTACGGCACGGCCAACTCGGCAACCACAGACGCGAGCCATGGTGGAAAACGCTATAACGCCAAATCGGGCGACTGTCGGCACCGCGCCTATGAGGGCGACTACCGCTGCACGGCTTGCGGCGGCACCGTAAAGGGCGAGACCGGCGACTTCAGGCATAGCGGTCCCCTTGAACTGCGGGATGTAAGAACGGCGACCTGTACAGAGAGGGGCTATTCCGGCAGCCAGTACTGCTCAGCGTGCGACAGGATCGCGAAGAAGGGCGTCTCAACCCCGTCCCTCCACGAAATTGCCGATAACTACAAGCTGATCAATGAGGTTAAGCCAGGATGCACCACCTCAGGCTATAGCGGTGACCAGCAGTGCACAGCCGGCTGCGGACAGATTATCCGCTACGGTCATGTCGTTAATAAGCTCAGCCACGACTGGGACGGCGGCAAACCTGCAAAACAGGGCAAGAGCGAAGGAATTCTCTACACCTGCCAGCGTGCCGACTGCGGCGAGACAAGGTTCGTCAGAAGCTCCGACGCGACCGAGTTCACGGTCACGGTCATCAAGGGCACGGCCTCCGTTGCCGCAGGGACACTCATCACGGACAAGATCGCGCAGAACACCGTTGTGACCGTTACGGCGGACGCACCGGAGACCGGCAAGGTCTTTGACAAGTGGGTCGTGCTGGAGGGCAATGTCACCCTGACAGACGCCACCAAGGCAACCACCACCTTCACCATGCCCGGTAATGCTGTGAAGATTGAGGCCACCTATAAGGATGTGCCTCCAAGCCATACCCACAGCTACGGCACCGAGTGGAAGTATGACGACACCGATCACTGGAATGAGTGCGAGTGTGGCGATAAGGCTAATATTGCGGCTCACAATGCCAGCGAATGGATCGTTGACACGGCAGCTACCGAAACCGCCGACGGCACTAAGCATAAGGAATGCACCGTCTGCAAGAAGGTTCTTGAAACCGCACCGATCCCCGCAACAGGCAGCAATCATACCCACAGCTACGGTACAGAGTGGAAGTATGACGGCACCAACCACTGGCATGAGTGCGAGTGCGGCGACAAGGCCGACACGGCAGCACACAGCTTCCAGTGGATGATCGACAAGGCCGCTACCAAGGAGGCCACCGGCATCAAGCACGAGGAATGCACCGTTTGCGGCGCCAAGCGCAGCGAGAATACGGTCATCGACAAGCTTCCCGACGGCGGCAACACAAGCAATACAGGCAGCAGTGGTAATAACACCAATAAGCCAGGAAATGACGACTCCACCAAGTGTCCTCAGACCGGTGACAGCAGCAACCACATCGGTTGGCTGGCTGCTCTGTGCGGCGTTCTGACTCTGCTGGGCGTAAGCGGCAAAAAGAGAAAGGAATCCAAGGTTAAATAAGCCGACGCTTCCGAAATCAAAATAGCCTAAACACAATAGGCGGTGACGGATCATTCCGCCACCGCCTATTTTCCTGAAAGCGAGCTTGCCAGCAAGTCCCTTTCCGAAAGGCGGCAAGCGACACCCACATTCTGACCGTGTATCCCCAGCCGAATGGGGACGGCAATCTCCGGCGCTTTTTCTTTATGCCTTAGGCAAAAATCTTTTAGAAAATTAAAAAAACTTGGTTGTAGCCCCCTCAACTTTTCAGCATGGAAAGTGAGGGGGCTTTCTCTATAGCCTCCGCCCGTTCTTTGAAAACCGAATAGTACAGCGCATCCTTTTGTAGGGCGGAATTTTTTTGTGCCTAAAAGCAAATTTACTCACTGTCAAAAGCTTAAACTCACTACAAATAAAAAAAACGGTAACACCAGCAGGAAGTTATCTTCCTGCTAATGTTACCTCATTTACAAGTATCACAAGATTTAAAGGGGAAATGATAAAGTCTTTGTAATGCTTATCGTAATTCTTGTAGCTTTACGCTTAATTCTTGTAAATGTTTTTTGGCTCTTTAGTTTGATAGCCACCATACATTGATGCACATCCGCAAGCAGCTATACCCATTCTCTTAGTCGCTCTGGCAATAAGGCTGGCAAGCAATTTCTTAAATGATCTCATTCTTATCACACCTCTTTCCTTTGATCTTCGCTGATATTATTAAAACTGCAATTAATAGATTTGTTAACAGGATCATAGATCCAACCATCTGATATCTATTGATAATCGCCCCGCCAAACAGATCAAGCAACAGAAAAACTATCATTCCCATCGCTTTGAACTTTGGCTTTTTATCTTTTTCTATAGGCTTATTTTTGTTCTCCACAGGGCAGAATACAAAAGCTATTATCTCTTCAAACACAACCAAGGCAGCGATCACCCATATATTTATATATCCGCATACCTTGTCATTAAGAAAAGCTGTAGCAATAAATGTCGAACACATCAACAGATTGCATCTGAAATATGTATCTGCATGATACCCTCCGGTAATAACCCTGACAGCAATAAACACTGCCAAATATATTACGCTTTCCAGCAAATGCCCTGTCAATGCTCCCATAAGCAATACAAGCACAATGTTTAACATTGATGAGATAGTTATCTCTATACCATACCGATAAAAATCCTGTACCTCATCTGCTTTGCCGATAGCTTCCTGCTCGGTCAAAAAATTAAGTATACCCGATACAACAAGATCCATAAACTACCGCCTCGCTTTTGTCTTACCCTAATTTGAATTTTACTAGAATAACAGCAATATGTCAAGCTTTTTGGAATGAGTTGCAGGTTTTTGTCACGAAATGCAGCAACGGTTCAGAACAATTAGTTCAGGACCGTTGTATCTGCCATCAATGTTACCTGACAGCAAAACATTCCCTCCGACTCATAGAAATCGCATCTGCCATTATATTTTCTTGCTATCTCTCTGATTATTGAGGTCCCCAGACCATGCTGTTTTTTATCAGCCTTTGTGGTCGTAAGCCTTGGATTACTATCCATAACAGAATGATCTATTGAATTTTTTATCAAAAACGTATATGTATCCGTTTCTCGGTCGATCTTCAGATACAGAAATTTATTTGCGTCGTCGGCTATTTCCTTGCATGCCGTTATAGCATTCTCCAACGTGTTGCTCAAAAGGTCGCAAAGGTCAGTTCCCTTTATTCCCTCAAAATCTGAAACCGTTATGCATGATATTTTTATCCCCAAGGAAGAAGCCATCGTAAGCTTTGCGTTAACGATAGCATTTACAATATTATTTTTCGTTTTAACATAGGACTCCGATTTCCCGATAAGGTCAAAGCTTTCTGAGATAAATTTTCTCGTTTCATCTATTTTTTGTACTTTCAACAGTTCATTGACCGTTTCATATTTGTCTTTTATATCATGCCTTAGTTTTCTCATGGCGTCATATTGCGACTCGGCGTTTCCGATAAACTGCTCAAGATACTGCTCTCTTAGTTTGACTATCTCCATTTCCTTGAGCTTCCGATTCTTTTTTATCAAAGAATTTATTATCCAGAATATAAGTATATTAAGAACAAAAACAAGCATATATGACAGATTTATATACAGCCTATGGCCATCGTCTGCCAAAAGGGACAGTTCATGTATTACCATAACGAGGAAAAACGAAATAATAAGCACTGCAATAATCGTCACCCAATCTGAAGCCGTATAATCATCTGTATGTTTAAAGGCCATCAGTATTAATCTAAATACAATGAATATAGAGATCTGGATCATTATAAGCGTCACAAATCTAAGCAAGCTTTGTTCGACCACAAGCTCCCTGAGGGATATTTTGAAAAATGACGATACAGCATTTAGTTCCAATGACGTTATCAACAAGATCGCAACCTGCGAGAGGGATATGGAAAGAAATTTCTTTACTGCATTGTCACTAAAAAAGCAAAACGCAAAAACAAGCAGACTTGCCCAGTACAAAGCACTTCCAAAGCCCTCAAATACAGTGAAATAATTAAAAGCAGTGACCAGACAGCCTTCACAAACGGCAAATATAACAGCCCATATCTTAGCCCTTTCATGAGATCTTGGCGTAAGGAATCTATATATAAACCATGTTTCCAGACCGCCCTGATAAAAGTTTATCAAGATCTCAAATATCGTCCACAATGTAATAGTCATCACTTTCTCCTCAGATATTCAGTCAAAGCGTCGTCAACTGCATTCTTATATCCTCGGCTCATGGGAAGCTCTGAACCGCTTTTGAAGATCACTGTTTCATTTGAACGGCTTACGTTAAAAACATATTTCAGATTGACGATATATTTTTTATGCACCCGTATAAAATCAAATTTACGATAAGCTTCTTCTATCTCGCCAATGCTATCTCTGACTGCAATAGTATCCTTATTATTTGCAAAATGATATATGATGCTGTGGCTATTGCTCTCTATATAAGTTACATCCCGAAGCTTTACAGAGATCCTTCCCTGCTCCCTATTCTCCAAAACCACTGTCTTTTCCTGCTTCAGTGCGTCCGTCAACTGTCCTGCTACCATATGGAGCCTATCCTTCATAACATCAGCGTCAGGATCTTTGCAGATAAAATTCAGCGGTCTGAAATTAAAGCTGTCATAAACCAGCTCCTGATGACTTGTCACAAAGATCACAAAGCAATTACCATTCTGACCTAGCTGCCGCGCGACTTCAAAACCGGTCATTTCAGGCATATCAAGGTCAAGAAATATAGCCGAAAAAGGCTTTTTCCCATGGCAGTAAAAAAAGCTCTCAGCTTTGGTAAACGTTTCTATTTCAGCCTTGACCGACCTTGATTCAAGTTCATTTGCCAGCATAGATTTAAAAAACTGAAGAAAAACAGCATTATCATCACAAACTGCGATCCGCATTTTTTCACGTCCTTTTATAACATAGTCTATGTACGATTTTATATTACCATAATTATACCGTAAGGTCAAGCCATAAGGCGTATGATGTTTGACAAGCAAAATCCAAAAAACTGACAAGCAAAACGCAAAAAAGTAATGAAATGTTTCAACAAAACGAAACACTCATCACTTTTTTTGCATTATCGGGAATTTTTGAAACGTATTTTTTACAGCTCTAAAATGTCATTTAAATCGCATTTTAAAAATCTGCAAATCAGCTCAAGATGTGAAAATTTGAAACCGACAGCGATGTTATTGCAAAGCTGTGAGATCGTGGACGGTCTGATGCCTGTCGCCTGCGCAAGTTCAGCCTGAGTAATGCCCCTGGAATTAAGCAAAGCCCTTAATTTTACTCTCATGATTACCTCCGGTATGTTTTTTACAACATAAATAACGAAATCCGTTATTTATTCTCTAAAAAAAATACTAGAAATTTGTGATTATTACCTCTTTGAAATCACCTGATGAAAGACTGTTATTGCGGGTGACCGCCTGAATATTGTAGTCTTTATACAGGTCTCTCACATACTTGTCATCGTTGTACGACAGTACAAATCTGCCCTTGATCTGGTGAAGAACCCTGCAGAGCCGCTCATGGTCATCCTCGGTAAATTTAACAGTGTAATGCCGCTCTGTCTTGTGGTATGGAGGGTCGCAGTAGAATAAAGCTTTCTCACGGTCGTATACCTTGATAAGATCCTCAAAATCTTTGTTTTCGATCACTACTCCATCCAGTCTTGCCTCGATATCTGCGAAATTATCTGTGTTAAGCCGCTTTTTGTTGCAGCCGAACGTTCTCAGACTTGCTCCGAAGCCTGTCTTGACAAGCACATAGAACATAGCAGCCCGCTGAATGTCTGTAAATCCGGTTACAGATATGCGCTCACGGCAGTCAAGGAACATTTCCCGGCTGTTTAAATAGTATTTTATCTCCTTTTTAAGCTCATCAGAATGATATTTTAAGCATCTGAAAAAGTTGACCAAATCACTGTTGGCGTCATTATAGATCTCTAGATCAGCGTGTTTGCCTTTTGCAAAAAGTATAGACCCGCCTCCGCCGAATACATCGATAAATCTGTTGTAGCTTTCTGTAGGCGGGAAAGACTTGATGATCTTACTTTTAAGCTGGCTCTTTCCACCAATCCATGGTATTGGACTTTTCATAAATATGACCTCCTTCTAATATAGTATACAGCTCCGAGCGGATTGCCCGGAGCTGTTACTTTTAAATCTTTTTTAGCCAATCAGCAACAACATAATAATGCTTGCGACCAAGCTTGATTTTTCTCCAGTAGTGACCGTGATGCAATTCATAAAAATCATCAGCGACTTTTACCAGAGTATTATCTTCGAGAACGCCAACAATCGTTCCGGCGGTGAAGTTGCAATCGCTCCTGTAATTAAGCCTAGTGACTGTCACCATTTGGCTGTATGATGTTTCTTTTGTATCCATAAGCTACTCCTTTACTTTATCGTTACAGACAGCTTTTTAATAAATTTAGTCCCCGCAATACCGTTCTGAGTATAGCCCCACTTTTTCAACAGAGTATTGACCGCCTTTAGGGTACCGTCTCCGAACGTGCCGTTGTTGTCAAGTTTGTACCCTGCCAGCATAAGGAGCTGTTTCAGTGCAAGAACTCCATCGGATTTATCACCTTTCTTAAAGCCCGAACTGTCAAGTACCTTAGACGTGCTTGTGTTAGTAGCCTTAAAGCCGTTAAGCCCCTTAGCCTTTATCACAGACGGGTAATCCACATAGCAGTAATCCATGTCTACCGGCACGGAAACACCGCTGACCTTGCCCGTTGAGCTGTACTGCCACATACCGTATGTGCCGCCGTAGTTGCACTTGCTGTTGTATTCTGCAATCCACAGTGCATAGCGTCTTGCGACATCATTTGTTATGTAAGTCTGGAGCGGACTTCGGCTGATATACAGACCTGCGAAGTAGCCGGCTTCCTCCAGCGCAGTGCAAAAAGTTTTTACCATGTCGGAGCATACCGTTTTACCGCGTGCAAAAGCTTTCTGCCACTCCAGATCAAAGTAAATCGGGTATTCAAAAGTTTTGCCCTTGATGTAATCGAGACAAAGAACTGCGTCCTGTTTCGCACCGGATACTGTTGTCTGCCATGTATAGTAATATGCGCCGACGTCAAGCCCAGCTGCCTTTGCATTTTTGTAATGCGTTTCAAAAAGCGGATCTTTTACTACACAGTTCTTCGTGTTATCCCAGTTATTGCATCTGATAATAACAAAACTGTAGCCCGCCGCTTTGACCTTTGCGAAATCTACGTTTGTCTGATACATAGAAACATCAATGCCTTTAATTGTCGCTGCCATGATAATTATCCTCCTTGTTATTTTTATAGTTTTTCTGATACTGCGTGCCGAAATAGAACGATATCACCACAGTAAACACCGTGATGAACTGTTCTGCAGTTATCGTGCGGCGAAGTGCCAACACGCAGAACACTGCCGTCAGCAGTATCGTCACGATAGACTTGACGTCTATAAGCTTTGCAAATTTCTGTTTCATATCTTGCTCACTCCTTTATCTCAAATGCAAATCTGCTTAACAGATATTTCTTGCCGTTAAGCAGCACTGTCTGCGTGGGAACTGTGTAGTCAGGATAATTTTGATCATCTTCTAGACCCGATGTGTGTGAAAGAACATGATAAAGGTTTGTAAAACCCTTGTTCAGCGTTGACGACGTCACAGGTGCAAGAGAAGTAATTGCCTTTCGTCTGCACATTGGTCTGTAAGGCATTGACCTTATTGCTGTTCCGTCAGTAAACACGGAGTACTGGTTTGAATTGTTATTTGCATAACTTGTTGCCAAACCATAACTCTTTTCCTGCGTTTCATAGTCCGTTACCTCACCGATAACGGTAAATATCGGAGGTCTTTCGTTCTGATTGTTTTGGATACCAAAAGCAATTAGGTCACTTTGTTTATAAATAACCCAACGTCTAGGGTCTACAGCGCCTGGTGCAATGCCTACACAAGGACAAGTCAATGCTTCTGTTCTTAGGTCACACCAACCAAAGCTTCTGTTTGTATCAGCAAACTGACCTCTTAAAAACAGCTCGTCTGTTACCCAAAGCTGAAAGGTGACATCTTGGGTATCAATACTCGCATTATCGCCCTCGAACACAACTTTCTTAAAGTCATAGACCTCGATAAGCTTCTTGACTAATCCTCTTAGTCCGTCTGTTCCCTCATATATTTTCATCTTCGACCGCCTCCGCTATGCCTGTTATACCTATATTTCCGTATGCTTCTCCTACCGACACACCCACAAGGTTCTCGCCGCTCGCCATATCGGGTATAGTGTCGATAATATCCATATTGCCGTTGAAGTCCTCGATGCTGAACCTATCCAATCTATCAGGCTTTTTAAGCCCAAGATTTTCCGTGAAACTAGCCAACTATACTTCCCCCTTCCGCATTTTTGCCGACTATGAGATAGTACACCTTGAAAGCGTATGTGCCGCCCTGGTCAGAGGTGTGTTCAAGGTATGCCTCCCAGTCGATGTCCCTGCCGTTGCTTGCGACTTTGTATTGAAAGCTCTGCGACTTGAAGTGCTTTTTGTTCCAGTCGCACACCATAAACACCGCAGGGTTCGTGACCCCCGAGGGTATCATTCCTGTGCGTGTATTGTATGACCACTGTGAGCCGTTGTCGGCGTTGACCTTCATATTCACCGTGAAAGACCCCCACCGCATATACAGTGGGTAGAGCCTGTTTACAAGGCTTACTATCTGCGCCGCTGTCTTTGCACGAAACACCGCTGTACCGCCGTCTAAAAGCTCGTCCGTCTGTTCGCCCGAGTACCGCAGCTCATACTCCTCTTCGCCCACTATTTCTTCAAGAGCTGCCACCCTCTCCGTGAGCTGCTGGATAAGCTCCTCGGTGGTGGGCGTTGTCTGACCTGTGTCTGCTGTATCGGCAGTTTTCTCCGCCTGCGTATCAGCCACAGTTGTTATCTCATTCTCGTCCATTATCTCGCCTCCTAAAGCTGTTCTTCAACGCTCAGACCTACCGCAGAAATATCGGCTGAAAGTCCGCCGTCAAAATTGAATCCTATGTTAGTTATTGGTATATCGTAGCTTTCGCCGCTGTCGCTGACGTATGTCACAACGTCACCAACGTCAAATCGGGGGTCGCCAAGGCGGTGAAAAAGCTCCGTTGTATACCACGAAAAGCCGCCTATCCTATGCCATAATGACCGCAGCAGCGACATTGTCATATACGGATTTTCAAACTCCAGCACACGCCCCGCCGTGCCTGTGGTGTTGCCCAGCCGCAGAGTTTCGCTGTCGCTGACCTTGCAGACAATGCCTGCGATGATATTCGGACGTTCTCCCAGTGTTGGCAGGTCGATAGTGTTGTTGTCCAGTATCTTCACGCTCGAGCCGTACCATTTGCGGACGTATCTGCCGTATCGGTCAACAAAACCGAACTCGCCTTGTGCCGAGGCGATGTAGCTGAGCATCTGCCGCATTGTGGTGTCTTTGGGTATAGAGCTTATTTTGAAGTCGAAGTTTGCGGTCTTTAGGCGTATATGCCCCTTGCCGTAGAGCCTTGCTCCGCCCTTTGCACGCAGCTTTGCAGGGATGGTATAGTCGTTGCCGTTTGAAAGACCGAGCTGCTTGCAGATATCGTCTTCAACAGCTTTTGACCACGCAGGTAGCTTGACCTTTGGCACATAGGTCTTGTCCGAAAAATACAGCCTATCCGCAAAAGTGACCTCAGTATTTCCGCCCGACTTTTTCGACTTGACACAAGTAAAACGCCCAAGGGGTATCCTCTCTCCGTCAAGCACCTCTCCAAGCTTGCTTATCTGCTCCACTGTAAGCTTTGAAAGCTCAGCGTAGGTGTAGGCTTCTAGGGTGGAGTAGGTGGTCACGCCTGTGAGGTCCGCAAGGTACAAGGAAAGGTCATACTCGCTGCCGAGGAAACGTGTTTCAGCATCGTTTATCTGTAATGCCCACGACTGCGAGCACACTGCACCAAGCTCTATGTCGTCACTGAGGCTCGTTGACTGCACGTCACTGGTAGCGGACATTATGTTGTCCCCCATTATTACGCTCTCGTCGTTTTCAAGCCACATACGCCATGTGCGGCAGTAGCTTTCGATGCGTGAGGAGACGGTTGTACTTGTTGTATACATATATCCGCCTCCTACTGCATGATAAGGTCAACAGCAACGCCTTTGCAAAACTGCCGCTTTTCGTCCCAGCCGAATATTTCATAGCTTGGATCTCCTGCATAGACCCTTATTTTGATTTCATTAAAAGTCTCGTCCAAAAGTGTGGCGTTAAAAAATGGGCTATCAACATTTGAGATATACTTATTTATCTGTGCAGTCTGCTCGCCTGTGAGATGATACCATTTAATAGTGACCGTTTTCTTTATAGCCCTGATGTCTCCGACCATAAGACAATTAGCGGTGCGCCCTGCATTGCCCGACCAGATTTTATTGTTACAAAAAGTAATTTCAGCAGGAGTGGCTACCGTTTCTTCTTCAAATTTCAATCCATTTGATTTCATAGTATCCCTCCTATACTTTTATCGGCGATTTGCCGTTGCGCTTGATAAAATCATTTATATCGTCAATAACGATCTGTGACAGCACTCTGCCCTTTACTTCGATCGGTATCGTTACGCTTATTTTCTGATTGCCTACAGCTCCGCCGTAAACAGCAAGCGCCTCAAACAAAGCCTGCTTGATCGTATCCAGCGGAGCTTCGATGTTTGTGCCGCGTTTCTGGTCGCCGAGAACCGCAAGAAACTCGGAGTTCGGCGGAATTACCGCGCCGGTGGCGAGCATTGGAATCTGAGGAACTGGTATAGGGTCATAGTCCCAAAACTCATCAAATGGTGTAAAGCCTGCTATTTCAATATCACGAATATCATTAAGTATGCCATTAAGAAAATCCAGTGGAGTAGAAATAACTTTATTTATTCCGCCAATTATGCCGTTTACAACCGTTGTGAATACTCCTGTTATACCCTCTTTGATACCGTCAAAAATTTTGCCACCAGTCGAAAATACGTCCTTAACTGCTTGCCAAGCCTTTGAAAATATATCTTTAAACCAATCAGCTACCTTAATAAACGGTGATTTTATTGCAGTCCACAAATCCCTGAAAAATTGTGCTGTAGCCGAAAACGCCGATTTTATATTTGTCCACGCAGTTGTAAATATATCTCCAAACCAACTTCCTACTGCAGAAAAAATGTCTTTGATTCCTGTCCACAGATTTGAGAACCAACCTATAACGGCATTCCAGACAGACAAAATACCGTCCCAAGCTGCTTGGAAAATTCCCGTAAACCATTCTGCCACGACAGCAAATACATCTTTTATGCCTTGCCATATTCCGGCGAAAAAGTCTTTAATTGATGTCCAGACCTCTGTTACCCAGTCTACAAATTGCTGTATGGTCATTTTAAAGCTGTCCCACAAATCAATAAAAAACTGTTTTACTGTTTCCCAATTTTTGTACAGCAGTACGCCGATAGCGATAAGCGCACCGATTCCTAGACATACAAGTGTGATTGGACTCGTCAAAAAATTAACTGCTACACCAAGTGCAGTAATTAACGGTGTCAATACACTTGTTCCTGCCGCCAATGCGGCAAATGCACTTACTACGCCTTGAATTATTCCGGATATTGCAAATGCCGATCCCAAAGTCCCAACTACAACAACAAAATTTTCGACAGCAGTCTGATGATTCTTTATCCAGTCACTAACCCCATTTAAGGCTGATGTAATACCTTTCAACGCGCCTACTATAATACCTCCGGTCCATGTTGCAATAGGCTTCAAAAATTTATCCCACAGCCATTTACCCATAGGTTTTAACGCTGAAATTGCTGAATCAAGAACTTTTATAGCTGCCGCCAGCAAATTAAGAAATGTTGGTATCAAAGTACTTATAGTCCATGATGCCATAGGGAGCAAAATATTATCCCAGAACCATTCGATACCGTCAAATATGTCGGCAGTTAAAGGCTTTAATGCGGATGTTACATTTTCAAATGATGTAATGAGCGGTGAGAAGTCAATGTTCTGCGCCCATTCAACAGTGTCTGCCGTTATGTTTTCAATTGTGTCGAGTATATCATTAAAAATATCAAGAATGTCCTGAATAATTTTTGTACCACTGCTATCAGACCAAGCGGAGGAAAAATTGCGTGACACATATCCGATTGTATTATTAATGTTTGTCCATATACCGAGTAAATGTTCAGAAACTTGCTCGCCCGTTCCGTTACTCCAAACATCGGTGAATGATCCGCCTATGCTTTTGATAATACTCCATACACCCTCGAAAGCAAATCTCATACTATCTGTTACCTTGACTCCATTTTTATCCCAAGCTTGTTTAAATGGCGTAAAAATAGTATTAAAAGATGATTTTACCCAATAAAAAAAATCTTTAAGCTTTTTATCGGCATCAGATGTATCAACATCTACAGTAGTGGAGATCGTATTGCCGCTTAGAGTACCGACCACTGGCGATGCATTTGTATCAGATGAGGAACTGTTGTCCGCCAGCTTATTTATCTGATCAAAGCTTGCAAGTGCATTTTCTTGAGCCTCGACAGTAGCTTCAGCCGATGTTGCCATATCGGAATAATTTTCCGCCGCCTGCGAAGAACTTTCAGCAACTCCATCTGTTGTATTCATCAGTTTAATTCCAAACACCTCAGAAAGTGCTTTAACTGCTGAATTAGCAACAGCTGTCAAACTTTGCAATTCCGCTGTTATGTTTTTTACAACTGTTACAGCACCAGAAAGAACAGGCTGTCCTATTACAGCAAGCAACTGTTTCCAAGACTCTTTCAGATTACCGATGACATTTTCCCAGCCGTCTGCTTCTCGCGCGGCTTGTCCTTCCGCTCCAGAAAGAGCATTTGCATCCTTGACCATTTGCAATAGTGTAAGTTGCTTCTGAGCTTCGGATAATTCCATAAATGATTTTCCATAGAGTTTATTAGCCGCTGTGTTTCGCGTAGTTTCTGTACAACTCAAACCCAAAGCAGCATCGTTTTCAAAGTTGCCTTTCAAGAACGATTTTAGGCTTTCTGCAGTATCTTCAAGGCTTCGATCGTAATATGCCGCACTGTCTGCTGTTACCTGCAACGCTTCTTCCATCATTTTTAGAGCACTAACTGAATCCATACCCGTAGTTTTAGCAAAAGCATAAATAGATGTGCCTACATTTTGAAGTCTTGTCTGAAGAATGCTACTGTTATCAGCAACACTTTTCATAGCATTATCTGCAGCAGATTTTAAAGTTCCAAAAGTCTGTTGCATTTGAGAATTTGCAGCATTTATATCTGCAGCAGCTTCAAGTGCTTCTTTTCCACTGAACACAGTACCAAGTGCTGCACCCATTTTTAAAACTATATTTCGGAGATTATTAAGCTGGTTACCTAAACTGTTTATACCTTTGGAAAATCCTTTTGTATCTATTTTTGTATCGAAATTAAGTCTGCCGTCAATTGCCAATTATATCAGCCTCCTTTCTTGACAAAATCCTCCATACGCTGTATAATGAAAAAATACATAATGGGAGGAAATGTTATGTTTTGCTTTAAATGCGGCGCAGAAATATCCGATGAATCAGATTTCTGCATGAAATGTGGAACTGAAATTCTGCATCACAATAAAACCGAAATTGAAGAAGTCAACTCGATTTCAACTATACCTATGAATGCCACAATAAAATCGGCTTTTGTGTCAACTATAATAGTTTCGGAAACGGAGATCTCATACAAAAGTGGGCTCAAAAGCGAAACTATAAAAGTATCCGACATATCAGATATTAGATATACAGCCGGAACTCCTTCCGAGAACGGTCGCTTGTTTATAACAGCAAACGGAAAATCATATAACGTAATGTTTTTCTTTAACAATAATAAAAAAATTGCTGAGTTATGTGGTTACTTCTCCGCACTTAGCAATAATACTTTTATACCGATGGAAGTAACCACATCAACTTCATCACAAACAGGCGAAACACAACATGAAGAAAAAACGTTATCAAAACGTCAGCGTATAAAGGAAAACAAGAAAAACGGTATTGCTTGCTGTCCTAAATGTGGAAGTACTTCGCTTACGGCAAACAAAAAAGGCTTTGGAGTCGGAAAAGCAGTCATAGGAACTGCTGTTGCCGGTCCAATAGGTCTTGTTGCCGGAAACAAAGGAGCAAAAAAAGTTCGTATAACTTGCCTTAACTGCGGTAATCAGTGGTGGGCGTAATAAAAAAGTCAGTCCAAACGGGCTGACTTTTTTTATAACAGATTATTTATAAAATCAAGTTCATCCTGTTCCTCTGCTGTAAGCTTCACCTTAATATCAATAAGTTCTTTGTTGTTCCGGTAAAAGTCCTGTTCTCCTTTACTAAGTTTTTTATTGTGTGCAAGCTTATAGCGTATATTTATAACATTACTGTATAAACCCTCACCAATCTCATTAAAAAGGCCTAAAACCGTCCACCAATGCATATAATCAATTTCACGAATTTCCTTTCCTGCTACCTTATTGAGAGCTGGAAAAATAATCCCTTCATCCTGATCCCAGTTTATCAACGGTTTAGGTTGACGTTTAGATTTTGGCATATCTCCGCCGTCAAGAAACCATTTGGCTTGTTCTGCCGCTTCGTAAAGATCCGAGTTAGGTATCTGATCGTGATGCTTGTACAACAGTTGTATACATCCATATGTTTTGGCTTTGTCATTAAGCGTATCGTCATTGCACATAGAAAAAATCAGCAAAGCTACGCGATAATCACTATATATTGAATATATTTTACCGTTGACTGTCAAAGCTTTAGGCAATGCACCTATCATTTTGTTTCACCAACAATGGTATTGCGCTGTGCCGCATAGGAATTAAGTTTCTCCTGTGATTTCTTTCTTTCCTCCACAGAACATTCATTTATGTACGCGAAGATGCACTGCATAAAATTCATAAATACTGGTTGACCTCCGGCAGGCGAAAGACATGAATCAGTTCCGAATACTATTAATGAAATATCATAACCAAAGATCTCATTTATAAGATCCTTCACCGCCATATCAAGTTTGTCCACACTATCAGCGGCAAGTTTCAGCTTTTCAAAGTCCGGATTATTCTCATCAAGATTCTGCAGATCATTGATAGAGTTCATATCGATATCTCCGTATCTACTGCGTATATTCTCATATTTCTCATCAAAGCCTGAAATTCGGTTAATAAACTGAGTATCTGTTGGATTAATACGGATTATTTTATCCGGATTCCCATTTAATTCGATATTTTTGTATCCGTCGTCAAAACTAAGCTTAATTGTTTCTGACATAAAAAACACTCCTTAGAAAAGAGGGGCTTAGTCGCCCCTCAAATTATCCTTCAGCCAGCGGCGTAAATGTCACCACTTTATTTGCGATTGTTACAGTACCCTTAATACGATTGCCGCAGGGTTGGATATTAAACGGTATGTTGACACCGCCCTGCGGTCCGCCATATGACTGCGGCTTAACGATGCAATCTTCCATCCATGCATCGTAAGGACCTTCGGTCTTATCGATAAGCACCTCAAGATATTTGCTCTTGCAGTCGTCGCCAACAAGACGATCCAACGCAATAGATTTGATCTTTTCGTAAATCGCATCTTCTGTATTTGCGTAGTAGGTTTCAACAGACAAACTAGGTTCGTAACCGTTGTCATTTACATCTGTTTCATCAAGGATATTCTTAACAGTCGCGGTATCCGGTCCCAAATCCATAGACATATCCTCAATGTTTTTGCCGATCAGGAACCATGACGGAGTTTCTCCGCCAAAAGTGGAATCCAACAAATGCATAAGATGACTTCTTTTAAGCTTTTTTATTCCTGTAGCTGCCATTTATATTTCCTCCTCAAATGTAAAATGTATCTGTATCTGATACAATCCTCTGTCTCCGTCCTCATCCAGAGCAAGCAGTATGCCATTATCAGCGGATATACTGATAGGTTCAAAATTTCCTGCAAGTTCTGGATAATTCCGGCTACTGTTCTGTTTTTCAATCCAGAAGATAAAATCCTCCGTAAAAGCTGATGCATTGAGCCTTGACAGATCATCGGCTGTGTACTCTCTGCTCTGGAGCAAAGCATTGTACTGCCATGTCTGATTTCCGCACACGTCCTCACTGAGTTTTACAAGACCTGATGTCTGTATACTGTAATTAACAGGTTCAGACTCAGTCTGGTCTATGTGCAGATCAATATCTCCAAGATTGGGATACTGTAACACATATTCTTTCATAGCCTCCAAAAGGCTTTTATTTTGCTCCGGCAATTCGTTTCACTCCTTTGATTATTCCGGACAGATGATCGGGTTTCATACGCTCGAACCATAGTCTGCCTCGCTTGCCCCCAAGGTTAAGCCCCTGCTTGCCCATACCTTTGTTATCGTAATAATTTTTGCGGGCGTATGGTGTGTTGTAATGCACCATGCCTGATCCAACTACCGTTGATGTAATACCTGACTGTTTAAGCTTACCGGTAAGCATTGGCACATAACTATCACAGCAACGTAATACTTCGCTGTCGATATACTTCTGTACTCGGCCGCCTTTTTGCAGACCACGCCTCGCAAACAGTTCATTTTCGGGAGCGACCGTGAGAGTTACTTTAATACTGTTATTACTCATTTAGCCGTCACCTCCGTGTGCCACATTATGGGACTGCCGTAATCCTTGCGCTCTACAGTACTGATTTTGAGCGGGCTTACAGCCTTAAGCAACTCTGCCACAGAGGCTGTCACGTCAAAATCAATATCGCCCTTTGCAATATAGTCGGACTTATCGACTACAGCCAACAACGGCAGATGTATCAACGCCCGGTCAACATCGGTCTTGCCCGTCTTTGCAATGTTTTCGGCTTCGGTGTCCTGCCACCAGCACGGATAATGCTGTGTAATAAATGCACCGTCGGGCTGTTTGTGCCAGACGGTGCATTTTGTATTATATCTCATTTATATCCACCCCACAGACCTGAGATTAAGGTATCTGGAGGCGGTCTTGATCAGCTCATCGGCGACAGCAGTCTGAGTGGTCGAATAACTTATCGAATAATCTCCGACCTTTTCGGAGGCTATCTGTTTATCCGGCTGTGCGGAGTACATGATCTCTGCACAAGCACAGCAGGCTTTGGCAAGGCTGATCTCGTCGGTCTCGGCAAAGCTCAGACTGTCGAGATATTCCGATGCACGCTCCGCAAAATAAGGATAATCCGTTTCGGAAATCTTATTGCCATGAAAATCAGCAGTGTAAAACGTGTAATCAGCATAAGCCATAGCCTACACCTCCGTTTCGCTTGTCGTATCCTCTACCGCAACTGCATCGACGATTTCCTGAATGATTGCGTCCTTCTTGCTTGCCGACCCGAGGTCAATGCCAAGTTCGGCGGCATAAGCTTTTAGTTCAGGGACTGTCATGCTCTTATAATCAATGACATTTTCATTTTCGCAATAGTCGGCAGGCGGTTCTATTGTTATTGGCTTCTCGTTAAAAGTCAATCCTACTGTCTTTGCCATAACGACACCTCCTATGCCTTGTGGTGCAGATAAATACCTGCCGCCTTGTTTTCGTACACATCAGCCAGACCATAAGCACGGAAGAAGAACAGCCAGCTGTCATCCGTCTGATTTTCCTCCGGCGTAACGACCTTGTTTACCGTGTGCTTAGGATACTGGATAACCGCCGACTTCTGGATTATCATAAAGTTTATATCCTTTGCGGTTGTCGCCTTAGCAAAACCGCCTGCCGTTTCATCGACGCCCTCTGATTTTGTCGTGCCGTCCTTAAGATCGATCGCAGTGTAAAATCTGCTCTGAGGCACTTTTACGATCTTAGCAAAGCCGTCAAGTACAGCCTTTGACTTTGTGGTGTCCACATTGATAGCAAGGTTATACAGAGTAGGAGTGATGTACAGAATACGGTTTTCCGGCGATACTTCGTCTTCGTCCATTTTGTTCTGTGCAGTGATCAGAGCGGTAAGGACATCATTACCCGATGAAAGTGTTGCTCCTGCAGAAACCTTAGATATGCCTGTTGTACCTGCATAGGTCGCGAACCTGAATGCGTCCTGTTCGGGAGCAACCTTGACGCGGATAAACTCTGAGGACAGTCTGCCGAAAGCAAGTCCTGCAGTCTCCTCATTGTCCATATTGTCAACGCTGAATTTACGACCTCTGTCGTAATTAAAGGTAACAGTCTCGTTTGTAAGAGTAACGTCGCCCTTTACATAGCCACTGTTTCTGGAGTAGTCCGCCAGACCGTCCATAGAGATCTTAGGGATTATGATCTCATTTGCGTTTGCGCCCGCTTTAACAAGAGTAGGATCGCTGTCGAGATCGGCGGTCAAAGATGCCTGCTTGTAAACCTCGTCAAGCAGTGCGATGTAGGTTTTAAATTTTGTAATTGCGTTTGCCATAATATTTTACCTCCGTAAAATTACTTAGTCGCAGGCAGACCCATTACGGCTCTTGCCTGTGCGTCTGATGTTGTTTCTGTTGCCGAACCGTGGTCAAGACCGGTGTCTATCCTTGCGGTAGGCTCATCACCATCCGCAAAGAGAAATGCTTTGTCGGCCTTAAGCTTGTCAAGCTGTTCGGTAAGACCTGTGATCTTGCCGTCATCGTCAAGCTTGAGGAGCGACGAGTCAAGCTGAGACTTGACAATGTCCACATCTCTTGCTTTTGCTCCGGCAAGGGACAGTTCCAGAGCCTTGTCAAGCTTAAGTGCGGCAATATCTGCATTGTACTTGCTTTCCCAGTCGGACGCCGCTTTCTTAAGTCCTTCAATGTCCTCGCCGTCAAATGCTTTGACCTTATCAGTAAGCTCTGAGATCGTGCCTTTTGCCGTTTCCAGTTCTGCGTTAAGGTCTGTGTACTTCTGCTGTTCTGCGGTCAGCTCCGCTGTGTGCTGTTCAAGCACCTTGTTTGCCTGCTCCTCGGTAATACCGAGAGCTGTTAAATCTTTCAGTTCCATAGGGATTTTTCCTCCTTAATTTTGAGTATAAAATTTATCTCCTCGCAAGCGGCTCGGATTTTTGCTCCGCAAAAAC